TTCCTTTGTATGCACCTTTACCTAATACTTCACCTGTAAAATAATCTCTAGTTATTCTTGATCCAGCTTGTAATGGTCCAGATAATATTGCTGTAGTTGGAGTTTGCAATTTTATATTTTTAATATTGGTTGCACCTTGGTTTCTAAACAAATCCATTTTAGCTGCAGTATCATCTTTCTCTCTTGGATCAGATAATGTTCCAGTTACTGGTTGATATTTTCTTCTGCTAGGTGGAACATTGTTTGCACTTGTGTCTCTGTTTCCACCACCAGATGCTTTAGGAGATCCCATTACTTACCAAATGTTAAAGAAGATGCAGTAGAAGATTTAACTTCTGTCTTAACTTCTTTTTTAGTGTTAACACCTAGACCAGTATCTAAGTCATCCATATTGCTAACAACTTTTTTTGCAGCAGGTTTCTTTTTTTTAAAAACTTTTTTAATTTTTTCTAACATATTATTCTCCTAGTAATGTTTTTAGTTTAGCTTCTTCAGACTCTTGTACTCCAAGTGGTCCAGTAAGTATTGTAGATTTTCTACCTTTTCTTCTTCTTTCAATAGCATCTTGCTCAGCTTTTATTTTTGCTTTTTCTTCTTCTGATAATTCTGCAGAAGGAGCCTCAACTGGTGCTGGTGCTGGTGGCAATGCCGGCATTTTTGGTTTAAAAATTGATCCCATAATTAAATAATCCTATAATTATTATCTGCTACACTTTGTGGAGCAATTTGTCTAGTATTTAATTCTTGTAACCCAACAGCTAAATACCTCATGGCATCGCAAGCATGAGAACTCCAATCGTGTACAGGTTTCGATCTGAACATTCTATTTTTGTCAACGTACTTCCTGTGGTAATGTCTTAGCGCATCTATTAAGTTTTTGCAATGATCCGTATCAAACCAACATCTATTTAATAGCATAGTTACTGCATGAATACCTTCTTCTACTGGTAGCTTCGGTACTACTTTAAACCTAACTCCAAGCTGATAAGCTATCTCTCTTCTGGTCTTTCCATTGCCAAACTCTTGAACATCAATATCGTGTGGCGCATAATGATCTTTGTAGACGTAAGGTTTTTCGTTTAGCAACTGAATATAGTGTGGTAATCCATGACCTCTTTCTTCATGATAATCTATTATTTGTACTGATGTTCCTTTCTGTTGAAAAAATATAATGCTACTGTGGTCTGCGACACCGAGATCCCATGAAGTAGAGACAGGCAAAGTGGGATCGTAGGGAACTCTAGTTAGTTGCTTCTTATCATCTAGTTTAGATATTTCTTCTCCATATATTGCACCTTCAATGTTTGCTATCCAATCACACTCAAACTCTTGAAGATACTTCTTTTCACCCATAACTTCTTTGGCTTTATCTAATTCCTCTTGGTCGACTATCTTTGTTTCACTAGCTTTAGCTTTATAGTTAAACCAATCATCTGCACCATTTGCGTGTTGATATAAATCATAAAAATTATTATTCATTCCGGCAGGTGTTCCAATAAAGACGCAGTATCCTTTTCTATCTGATAATGCCGGTCTTATGATTTCTGCAAACAATTTTCCATCAATATTAGCATACTCATCAATCACACAACCATCCAGGTATATACCTCTTAACCCATCTGAGTTCTCTGCTCCGAGTAAAGTTATTCTGCTGCCATTTGGAAGATCCACTCTTAACTCTGTTTCATTGAACTTTGTTAATGGGATTTTATCAGTAAACTGTTTCATATAATCCCAGGCAATGCTTTTTGCCTGTTTAAATGTAGGAGCAATATAAGCAAATCTTGGGTTCTTATGTTTACACATTAGAGCTGATTTAATTAAATGGTTGATCATGCATACTGTTTTACCAAACCTTCTGTGACAAACTAGCACACTCCATCTATGTTTGTTTATTTGTTTATGTAAAAAGGATTGATGTTTTCTTGGTGTATAAGGTATTTTAATGTTCATTAATGTATCATTCTTGATCTATCAGTATGTTCTAGTGGTTGAAAATCTATTCCTAGAGTAACCATTACATAGTTTATAAATAATTCTGCAGATTGTTTATTAGGTATGCCAATAAATTTAACTGTTACTGAATTAGTTTTTTCATCTATAAAAGCAATACAATCAAAATCATCTGTTTCTAAATAAGCCATATACCATATCTAGTGTATTTGAAAAAAAATAAAACAAAAAAGGTTTGTGTGTATAAGTGCTAGGTGTCTGTGTGGATGTGTGTGTGTCTGTTGAAATTATCCATGTATATATATGTATAACATCGCAGGTAAAATCTGGGTGGTAGGGGTAGTTTAGAATGATAATAATGTGCAAGTAAATAGTAAAAAAGGTGGATATAACTATTATTACTATTGATAACAAAAATATATCGTTACCTATTTTATAAGGATTTTCTGATAACGATTAATTATCAGAAATTTTAAGATCCGATTGTCATGACGCCTAAAAAGAAAGTTGTGCGCTAATTGTTTGGATAGTGAATTATTTCTATTTTTAATTCCAATTCTAACCCCATTTAAAAAAATAAAGATCTTTTCAATTGTGGCAAAAATAAGGCATGAGCTGTAATTAGATGCGTCAATCTGTCATGTTATAATTTTTAATTAGATCTATAACTTGCCTTTATAAGTTAAATTAAAAAACAAATGAAAGGTTATAAAATGGATAATAAAACAAAAAAAAGATTTTTATACAATATTGATTTTGCAAAAAATGAATTAGAAAACTTGCAAAATGACAGAGGTTTTAAAGATTATCATAATGGCGAAAATCATGATGAGATAATTAAAAAAATTTATGATGTAACAGATCACATTGAAGATGTAATTGAAGAGTTGAAAGGGGGTGAATAATGTTTAGTAAATTATTTAAAAAAATAGAAGGTTTAATGCAAAATTTAAGATTAATAACAATTTATCTTATTTTTGCTTATTTTATGGTCCAAATATTAAGATATATTTTATTCATTTAATGCGACTGAATAGCGCATATAAACCTATTAAAAAATAAATATTATTTTAAAAAAAAACGAAAGGAAAAAAAACAATGGAAAATCTAACAATAGAACAATTAAGAAATAGATCTTATAAAATACCAGGAAATTTATTAAGAAAGGGGGATAATCCCAAACTTAACAAACACACAAAAATTGAAGAGTTAAAAAAATATTGGGAAATGCATTTGAATTTAATCCCGGCTTCAATATCCGGGTTTAATACTTGTGCGAGTTCATCCGAGGGATGTAGAAACGCTTGTCTTCACGCTTCGGGAAATCCGGTTTTTATGAGCCAAAAAACATTAGGTAGAACTAATAGAACTTTATTTTATTTTAAAGAAAGAGCCAAATTTTTGGCAATGGCAAGTAAAGAATTAAGAAATTTTGAAATTCTTTGCAAGAAGCACGGATTAAAACCGGTTGTAAGATTAAACACAACTAGCGATATTATGTGGGAAAATCATAATTTAATCCAAACTTTTAAAAATATTCAATTTTACGATTACACAAAGCATTTTAAAAGAATGATGAAATATTTACGGGGTGAATTGCCGGATAATTATCATTTAACATTTTCATTAAACGAAAAAAATCATAATGAGGGTTTAGAGGTTTTAAAGTGTGGGGGAAATGTTGCAATGGTTTTTAGGAATACACCCCCGGAAACTTACAAAGGATACAAAGTTATTAATGGTGATCTTCATGATTTAAGATTTACAGACCCTAAAAACGTCATTGTAGGATTAAAAGAAAAACCATTTTTAAACCCGGAAACCGGCAAAAAAGAGAGAGATCAATCCGGATTTGTAATAGACTTAAACTAACCAAAGAAAGGAAAAAAACAAATGGCAACACTTAAACAACTAGTAGAAATACAAAGCGCAATTGATAAGAGAGCGATTGCGTCAGATACAATGGAAACCCTGGAAAATAATTATTATTATTCCAAATCTAAAAAAATGAATATTAAATTTGGAGATATGCATATCGATCATTTTTTGCGCTCTTTAAATTTGGAGACAGAAAAAAAAGACGCCAGGGATATTGAGACGGCAAAACTAATATTAAAACAAAAAAAAACATTAAAAAAAATAGAAAGGCTTTTAAATGAACTGGAAAGATAAAAGAATAAAAGAAATTAATCATGATATTTCGGAAACTAAAAAGAAATATAATTTTAATTTACATGGATATTATGTCGAGGAATATTGCGATATTTTAAGTTCAAAAGCTAAAAGCTATGAAGAGTTTAAAAAGGAAAGGGGGGAAATCTGACAGATATAAATTTTTATTTTTCAGTAACAATATTATTTTTAATAATAGTTTTAATAATAACAATATAAAAAAAGGATATAAAAAAATGATTAATGAATACGATACAAACGAAGTAATACAAGCGATAAGAAACGCAACAAACATACAACCAAAAAAAACCAATAAAATGAAAGAGGCTTGTGTTCATTACTTTTATGACATTCCAAATTCAAAAGAGGGTTGGGAATTTATAAAAATGGCGCGTAAGTTTATTAATAAAGATCGTTACAAAGTGAGAGTGTTGGGTCGTGGGTCCAGGAAAGAACACGGCACTCAATCATTTGTGCCTTTAAAACATAGTGAAAGATATTCAATTTATATCGATCATAAAATTATGGATAGAAATCATCCAGATTTTTTGAGTAGAAAATTTTATAAAATGAGACAACAAGTATATGAATTGAATAATATAATTAATCAACAAGGGGAAAATTAAAAATGAAAATAATAAAAGAATATATAAATTTAGATTTTTTAAAACCAGATAAAGATTGCAATAGTTGTGATTATATAAATGAGTATACTTGTTTTGAGTGTGAGTCTATACAAGTAAGAGAAAAATATCCTCATGCAATTTATGACGCAGATGTAATTCCACCAGAATGGTATTTAAAAGAAAGTGAGGGAAAATGAAAGTATTAATAGCTTGTGAGTATTCCGGGATAGTCAGAGAGGCATTTAAAAAAATGGGTCATGACGCCTGGTCATGTGATATTTTGGATACAGAAATTCCAGGAAATCATATTAAAGATGATGTTTTAAAACATCTAAATTTAGAAAAATATAAATGGGATTTAATAATTGCGCACCCACCTTGCACTTATTTATCAAATGCCGGTGCTTGCAGATTATATCCGGAAAAAGGAAAATTAAATATGGAACGATACCAGAAAGGATTAGAGGCAAAAAAATTCTTTATGTGCTTTTATAATATGGATTGCAAGATTGCGATTGAAAATCCTGTATCTTCTCGGATATTTGAATTACCTAAACATGACCAGGAAATTCAACCATACGAATTTGGTCATCCTTACACAAAAAAAACTAGATTGTGGCTTAAAGGATTGCCAAAATTAAGACCTACTAATATCATCGATAAATCTGAAGTAAAAACTTTTATTGAAAGTGGTACTAGTAGATATAAAAATACAAACAAAAATAAAAATAGATACGTTGCTCGTGGGTCCAAAGATAGATCTAAATTCTGGACCGGTATAGCCGAGGCAATGGCTCAACAATGGGGGTAAAAATGGCAGTAGACTTTGAGGCACTAGATTTTATTAGATCTAGAAATAAACAAAGAAGAGCAGAAGCAATTAAAAAAGAAAAAATAGAAAAGTTAAAAAAACAAATAGAAAAGGATATGGAAACTTTAAGTAAAACTAAAAAGGATTATGACAATTCAGTTAATGATCCGGCTATTCAAAAACTAATCATGATTAGGTGGACCAATGAAATAAATTTGTGCGCCAAAAAAATAGAAGAGTTGAAAAAATATGAATAAGCAATTGGTAAAACAAGATTTATCTATAAGAGAATTGACAAAAATATTATTTGATACTCTTAAAGATGAAAATGGTCTAGCAATCAGAATGATTGTTAGAGAATATAATAACAAACAAATGGAGAAAACAAATGACACTAAGCAGATATGAGGGTTGGCTACAAATGGCTAAGAGTGGGGAATCAATAACTTATCATGAGGGTTATCTCGCAAAAGATAGATTTTTTGACTATTCCAAAAGGGATATAGCAAATTTATTTATGCGTGCTTATGAAAATAAAATTGTGGATCTGTATCAAAAACGTGTTGAATACGGAAACATAAATCATGATCCTAAATTTCAATACATTGCTAAAAAACTTTAATCAAAAAAACAGAAAGGGAAACAATGCTAAAGAAAAAAACAACAAAGAAAAAACAACCTAATATTTTAAAAGGTTTGAGAATAGAAGTTCTTGCAGATAAAAAAAAAGATAAGCAAGAATTTCAAAAAGGTTTAAGTCAATTTCTTTTAAAAAAATATCAACAAGGTTACTTTAATTAATCTTTATTATCTGGGGGTATATCAGTTATATCCCCGGATACATCAATCAAATCATCAGTATTATCTTCCCAGGAAATAGTCATTTTAGAATCAATATTTTGTTTAATAGGTTTATTATCACTATATAAATCGGATATTTTTCCGGCAACCCATTGAATAAATTTTGTTTTTTCCCTCACCCAAAGCACTTCGTTTGGAGACTCAATTTCTTGATAACTAAATACTTGCATGAGTTTGTCTATTAGAGTTTGGATACCTAATTTTCTAGCCTCAAGTATTCTATTTTCTAATTCTGGATTTTTTTTTAAGTACCCGTAAAACTTCATCAAACTGAATGGATATTGCTTGTCTTGAAGTATTTCTGTAAGGGTCATTCCGTTTACCAATTTTTCTTCTATGGTAGATAGATTTTTCTCTGTTATTAATTCTTGGTTTTGTTTTGGTATAATAGTATTCTTTGATTTGTTCATCTGTATAGTTCCTAAATTGTAGTAGTTTGGATAGTTGTTTTATTCTTGTTTCATCTGTGTAGTTAGCTTTATTAAATTTATCAAAGTTTTGATAGCCATGAAATTTACATTTAAATAATTTACCACCAGATAATGGATACCCTTTCATTTTACAAGGGATCTTTAAACCTTGTCTTAATCCAGCTCTAGTAAAACCTTGACAAAAAACTTTCTGCTGCGCTCTTCCCGGCATTACTTATTCTCCCATGGTTTAATCCCATTACGTTTATTGTATTCAACTTTTTCTCTGTATCTTGGGTTAGCTTGTTTCTTTATTCTGGACAATGCGCTCAATATTTTATCAGAATTAACATAAGTCGCTTTGCTTTCTCGTTCCTTATCTTCTTTCAATTGAATAGCCTGTTTACATAAATAAACATTAACAGTTTCTGATTTTAATTCATCAAGGGGGAGTTTAGATAATTCATCTAATATCTTCGAAGTATCCCCTGCAAAACTCTTAACTATTTTACCTATATTATTAATGGATAATGTTTCTTCTAATGTAGTCGTATTACGGCTATCTCGTGTCGGTGACACGGCTATCTGGGTTGGCTCGTAAAGTTTTTCGGCTCGCAAAAATACCTCATTTACAATATAAGTTTTACCAGATTTACCTCTTATAGATTTAATAATATTAAGTTTGTTTAAAGTTTCCAGGCATTCTTTAATAGTGGTCCGGCAAAGACCAGTATCTTTATGAATTGTTTCATGCCTCAAGCCTGCCTTATAGCCATTTTTTTTCCAGGCATATTTCATTACAGACAAGAATACATTTAAACAATAAGACTTCTTTACCCCATCCAATATATCCATGTGATGATATAATTTATAGGTTATGTGTAAAAATCCTCTACTTATATTCATTATTTATCCTTTCTTTTTTTAGATTTACATTTTAATTTGTGGTGGTCGTGCAAGGATCTTAGTATTTTAACCCATTGATCCTCACTCATAATACGAAACTCTGTCTGACGGCTCCGTATACGTTTAATACGGAAGGTTAGGCTACTTGGTGTCAATTCTTTATAAAAAACTAAAAAACAAGGTATATTTAAGCGACTAGCGATGATCTTTGAAAGGGTTGTAGCCTTATATTTCTGACCTTTATCATAACACGTCTCAATTATAGCTAAAGGTTCATAACAGTATTGGCAGCACTCAACAGAATCAACATCAATATAAGCAATGCCGTCATATTTTCTGTGCCAATCAGAATACTTTCCATTACTAAAAGCATATACATCTCTAGCCACAAGCTAACCTCGCATATACTAATTTTGGTCTTAAATTATTATAATCCCAAATTCTTTTTCCATATGTAAAAACTCCCTTTTCTTTTCCAGGTACTCTTTTACAAGTAAAACCTTTAGTTTTTCCTAAATAAACCCATTTATCTTTTTTATATAAATCACCTGTTCTTGGGGGTTCTATTAAAGATTCAAAACCAATAACTTTATCATTGTATTTTTTAAACCAATCTTCTTGAATTTGTTTTCTCCAAAATTTTAAAACTTTAGTAGTAAAATTTCTAATAGGATATTTATCTTTATTTTTTTCAATATGATAAAAAATATTATTAATAATATTATTGTATTTACTTTTATTTATTTTAAAAAAATTATTTCTATTAGGTAAATTTAAGGTACAAGATCCACCAACAATATGTCCATAATAAATATTATCATAATAAATAGCATAACAAATATTTCTTCCTACAAATCCTTTAGGTTTACTATAATGTTTTTTCATAAGTTCTAATAAATTTTTATCAGTTCTTTTTGTTATTATTAATTTTATCAATCTCTACCCATTTTTTAATATCCTTATCTCATTTTCTTTCTGTTCAATTTCTTTTTCAAGCGCAAAAATAATATCTGCTTGTTTTTTAATATATTTTTTTGCTCGTTTTAATTCTTTTTTACAATCAGTTTCTTCAAATATTCCAGAGTATGTCATTTTTCGTATATAATTTTCTTAACTACAGCTTTAGGATACGCAGTTATATTTCCAACAGATAACTTGTCATCATCATAAGAAAAAGAAGTAAATATTTTTACTACTTTAGAATCTTTATAATATAGATAACCAACGTCTTCACACCAGGAATAACTGAACTTATCTACATCAGATAAATCATCATACCATTGACTTGAGCTGCATATATCGACCCAAATTATGCGCACCTTTCTGTAGGGTAGTTTTTTTTTAGTCATTTTAGTTCCGTTATATAAATATAATGTTCCGTTGACAACTAATATAAATCATTGTAATACCTTGTAAAAATGGAAAATAAAAAAATCGAAAAAGCATTCTCAATATTTAATGGTGGCGAAGGATTAGATCATTGGTCTTATTCATCTACCAGTACACCTTTTGCAAAAAATATAATTGGTTACAGTTTCCCTCAAGAAATTAGAAGGAAGTTTCCATTTAGATACAAAGCTAACTTTGGAAATTTAGTTAACAATGTGGTCCAGAAATTAATTGCAGATGTAATTTATAAATCAAAGACAATCAAAGAAACAGAATGGGATCGAGATTATAAAGTTTGTTTTGATCAAGAAAAAGAAATTATAAATTCAAAAGATCCTGTTGATGCTAAAGATAAGTTTGGCAGAGAAACTATGATTAAGTTTGCAGAGGATTGTATTCCAATTACAAAAAAAGTTGTGCAGCATATTATTGAAAAAGAAAAATTAGTTTGTGAAAGATATGTTGAACTAAAAGAATTTGATATGATTAAACCAATCATTGGTCGTATTGATTATGAAACAATGGGTACTAATGGAAAATTTATAGAATTAAAAACTAAACCACCTAATTTAAGGAAGGTTAAAGGTAAAGAGGAATGGAACATGATCACTCAAGATTTACCTTCAGAGCCTACAATTGAAAACCTTACACAAACTTCGTTCTACTATATGGCAACAAAAAAAATACCTTATCTAGTTTATGTTAATGATAAAGATTATATTATTTTTGATCAAAGCCATGAGTTAATGAAGGCAGACCATTTGCAACATCTTTATAGTATCATGGTAGATAAAATTTTATTATGGGAAAAGATGATTATGTTTTGCGAGGGTAACATTAATAGATTAGCTAACATGATGGAGCCACCAGATCTTAATCATTTCTTTTATTATAAAGACTTAGCAGATGAACAAAAACAACTAATCAATAAACTATGGGGTTTAAAAATATGAGTAGAGAAAATAACGTGTACCAAATAAATAAAACAAATATGAAAAATATATATCAAAAACTTTATAATGCTTGTAACAAAGCAACCGTTGTAAAAAAAGGAAACAAGAATGGCGCACCTTTTAGTCCACTATTGCATGATGATGTGCAAAGAGTTGCAATGGCAGCTCTATTAGAAAATGGATTATACGCAACCTGTAATTATGTTACAGATGTTACACCTAAATGTGTAATTGTAACTTGTACTATGAGAATAACAGACATCGATGATCCAAAAAATTTTATAATCATTGATGGATGTACTGCAATGGGTGGTTTAGATAAGTATGGAACCGGTCAAGCAATGTCATACAGTAGAAAGTATGCTTTCCTAAATGCGTTAAATTTAAAAACAGGATTAGATTTAGAAGATGGTTATAACGCAAAACCATTTGAAGAAAATTCTCCAGAACAATCTGTAGAAGAACCTACATACCTTGATGATGAAGTGAATGTAGAAGATATAATAAAAGATATTTCTGACACAACAACTGCAAAACAATTAAATGCAGTTAAGGATTTAGTTAGAGATCAAGTTATGTATCTTAAAAAAAATAACCTTAAAGCATTCGAGCAAGTAATGAAACATACTCGTGATCATGAGGTTAAACTAAACAATAATCAACAATAGTTGATATAACCAAGGAGTAAACATGGATAATCAATCCGACAAAATATACATTAACTTAACCAAGAATAAAGATTGGAAGTCTCCAACAGATAAACTTCCTGTCTATGTGGGTCCAAAAAATATGAAGCATCCAGATAAGAACTGGACCATTGGAGTCAATATTAATGGTAAGTGGTATAACCAAGCTGCCTTTCCATCTAAAGATCAAGATGGTAACGTCAAGGAAGGTGAGTTGACAGTAATTTTAACACCAAGTGGAGCAGGTAAAAATAGCTTTGCAAAGTCAAATGATGGTGGTAATAACGAATATACCTTTTAACTTAGGCTAGAGGGTATTTAGCAGGGTGGGGTTTTTTTCCCTTTCCGTTTTCCCCACCTTGCGTATAAACTTATGACAGATAATATTAAAGAACCAAAACATTACACTCAATACAAAATTGAACCTATTGATTTTATTATTTCTAATAATTTAGATTTTTGTACCGGTAATATAATTAAATATGTTTTAAGATATAATTTAAAAAATGGAGTTGAAGATCTTAAAAAAGCTAAACAGTATATCGATTTTTTAATCGAAAAAAAAGTTGAAAAAAGTAAAAAATTATGACAAAATTTAAAAGAATTATCAATGGAGAGTGTCATTTTGAAATGATCGAACTCTTTGATGATGTAAAGAATGCTGCAAACAACTCGAATAGAGGAGAGTTTGTAGAATGCAAGATCAACAATTTAAAGTTTGATTTTGCAACAGTAAAAAAGGAGCATGATGGAAGACATCAAGATGCGTCTGCAGAAGCTAAAGGATCTTCAAGCAAAGAAACACAAGAAGTTCCTGGAAGCAAAGTACAAGGTAAATAAGTATCAACAAGATTCTTATAAATTGCTTTGGCAAATAGAGCAGACAAAAGAACAGTTAATGACTAGTAAATAGTTGTTAACTTAATAGTTGAAAAAAAACAAAGGAAAACGTAGGGGATCTATGACCATAAATGTAAGTCAACACTATCAAAAGCACATAAAAAACATAAACAACAATCAATTTATATATAAAGTTAAAAAAGCATTTTACCTTCTTACGAACCAAGAAGAAAGATTATATGAGGTAGGGTTCTCGGAAGGATTTTTGTATGCAGCAGATCTCCTACAAAAAAACCAACCAATTATAGATAGTAATTTAAAAAGAAAAGTTGGTATTAAATTTAAGAATGCCAACTTAGAAGTTGTAAATAAAATCGTTGATAAAGTTTGTGAGAAGTACACAGTAAGTAAACATGATATTTTTAGTAAAGGTAGAACAAGAGATATAGTTAGAACTAGAAGTATACTTTATAATTTATTACATGAAGAATATAATGTAAGCTTATCTTCAATGAGTAGAGTCTTTAATCAAGATCATACAACTATTTTACATTCACTAAATAACAAGCAAGATAAAAAAAGATATTGGGGTCCAGAAAATAGTATCTGGGAAGAGTTTGAAGAATTAAAAAGAATTACTTTTTAAATCCAGACTTCATATTTTTATAAGCTTTAGAACTAATTGTAGATTTTTTTTTAGATCTAGATGTACCTTCTTTTTTTCTTTTATTAATATTATAGTACAAACCTTTTTTAGCAACTTTACCAGATTTAGTTTTATGATAACCTTTTTTCATTATTTCTTTTTAACCTTCATACCTTTTTTCTTTGCGTATGCTTTAGCTTTCTTCTTACCAGAAGCTGTGTATTGAAACTTTTTCTTTCCTACCATTGGCATTGTTATTCTCCTTATGTTGTTGTTTAAGTTTTAACTCACAATAGTTATCAAAGCAAGAACCTTCTTTACCATTATGACAAAAATATTCTTTTTTATGTGTTACAATCCAACCACCCTCATCACTCATTAACTGTTTGTCGCACTCTTTACAGTAACCACAAATTAAAGATTGAACCTTTGGTTTTTTCCATCCCTTTTTTTGCATTAACAGTTCCAGGCTCTTAAAGATTTATTTATTCTACTGTTAGGATCTCTTGCAGTTTTAGCTGAAGTTAATTTTTTCTTCATACCTTTCATTCTTGCGCAGAAACTTGCTCTTCTTTTATTACCAACTTTTTTACTTGGTGCTTTTAAGTTACCACCAGTAGCACGATTATAACTTCTTCTACCTTTAGCATTCAATCCACCTTTAGGATTCTTTCCTGCTTTACGTTGCCATGCTGGTGTCTTTGCCATAATTATTTATCTCTAATACTATCTATGAAATTATATATTCTTCCTATCTGTTTATCAACATTCATAATCTCTTCTGATAACATACCAATATGAATTTGTAATTCAACTATAGTTATTAATACATAAGTAGATAAACCTAAAAGAATTGTACCAA